GCCTGACTTCCCGCCCGGCGGCGTGCGTGGTATACTCGCGAACTGATGAAGGAACTTACCAATGGTCGCCTACACCGACGTCCCGGCTGCTAATGCTCTCGTTGAAGAGCAGGCCAAGATTAATCAGGGGATCGCTCTGGTCGACGCGGGCGGCAAGATCTCGTCTTTCACCATCATTCCACCATTACCCGATCCCGGCAGCCCTCCGGGGGTGCCGATGATGTCGGCCACGCTCTCGGCGGTCGACCCGTCATTGTCATTTATGCAGTCGGTCCGTGATGCGATGGTGGCGCGCAGCGCGGAAATTGATGACGAGCTGGCAGCGCTGGGCGTTGACCCGCCGCCGCCACCCGATCCGCCAGCAAGCGACAGTGGTACCCGTTCTATCTCCGCAACCGGCATCATAGGAGCGTTTAAGCCATGACGACACCAGTTGGCCCGACCCAGCCCTTCCATGTGACCCTGCAGGCGCAGGAATGGAACAATCTGATCGCGGCGCTGCACGATGCGCCGTACAAGATTTCCGCACCGCTGATCCAGTCGATCAGTCAGCAGCTCCAGGAACAAGCCGATAACGCGCCTCAGCCCAACGGCACCATGGGAGTCGGCATTCCGATGCAGCCCAACTAGGCGATGCGTTACCGCAAGCTCGATCAAAACGGCGACATGACTTTTGGTCATGGCACTGGGAATTTCTGGCATGACGTACCGGATGCGGTGGGCCAGTCAGTCCAGACCCGTCTCATGCTGTTTGCGGGCGAGTGGTTCCTCAACATCACGGAAGGCACACCGTGGGGCGGCTTCCCGCTCAATGACCAAGTGGTGTTGCAAGGCCGTATCTTGGCTGAGCATACCCAGTTGTCGCGCGATGCGGCGATCCGTGACCGCATTATTTCGACGACGGGCGTCGCGACGTTGGTCGAGTATTACAGCACGATTGATGCCGAGACGCGCGCGTTTCGCGTAAATGCGGTGATCGACACGACCTACGGCGGCAACATCGTCCGGTTGACGATTGCCGCCGTACCGGGGGCGCAACCAAATGTCCAAATCAAGGTTGCGCCCACCATCAACGTGACGAGACCGCCGCCGCCATTCCTGCGACAACTACCGGCACGGTGACGCGATGCCACCTCCCGTCACTACCATCCAATACAACGGGGTCGTGACGCCGTTGTTCACTGATGTACTGGCTTACTTGCAGGATCAGTACAAGTCAATCTATGGGCAGGATGTCAATCTTGCCGCCGACACCCAGGATGGGCAGTGGCTCGCGGTCACTGCCCTGGCGATCCACAATGCCAATCAAACGATCACCGCCGCTTACCAAGCCTATTCTCCTACTTTCGCACAGGGGGCAGGGCTGTCGAGCGTCGTTAAGATCAACGGTATCAGGCGGCTGCGGTCGAGCAACAGCACAGTGATTTTGCAGTGCGTCGGGACTGCCGGGCGGCAGATCGGCGGCGGGGTGGTCGGTGACAATCTCAGCCTCGGCACGTCGTGGACGCTGCCTGCCGATGTGACGATTCCACCGGAGGGCGAGATCGAGGTGACCGCCACCTGCACCGTCACCGGGTCGACGCAAGCTGAGATCGGCACCCTGACCGAGATTCTGACGCCGATACCCGGCTGGCAGACGGTGACCAACCCATCCGCCGCTTCTATTGGATTGCCGGTAGAGACCGATGCCGCATTGCGACGCCGCCAGACGCAATCCGTCGCCAATCCGTCGCAAACCGTGGTATTGGGCATCACCGGGGCGATCGAGAATATTTTGGGCGTCAGCCGAGTGATGATTTACGAGAACCCGCACAGCACATCCGACATCAACGGTCTGCCGCCTTATTCCATGGCGATCGTAGTCCAAGGTGGTGATATTCAGGCTGTCGCTGATGCCATCGCCCTGCGCAAGACGCCCGGCAGCCCGACTTATGGCACTACCAGCGTCATGGTGTTCGATAGTCGGGGTGTGCCATCAGTGATTAACTTCTTCGAGCTGACGCTGGTGCCGATCTCGGTTGCCATCACCATCACCGCTCTCCCTGGCTTCACCGCGAACATCGAAGCGGCGCTGGCGGCGCAGGTGATCGCTTTCCTGTCGACGCTGCCGATTGGCTACAATTCGTTCATCTCGAAGCTCATCGCCGCTTGCCAGCTACCGGAACCGGACGGGTTGACTTACGATGTCATCACCGTCACCCAGTCACGCGGCGGCGCGGCATTGGCGGCGACTGACGTCGTCATTTCATACATCGAAGCCTGCGTCGCGGATTCCACTACGATCGCAGTGACCGTTAATGTCGTACCCGGACAACCTTAAGGGGGGACCCTATTATGACGGGCCTTACTGATCGCACTGCCCAAGCCTTGCTGAGTCACATCACCGGCAAGGCGACGATGTTCCCAATGCCGACTGCTTACGTCGCGCTGTTCACTGCCGTGGGTATCGATGCCGGAACCGGCTTTGTTGAATGCTCGGGCGGGGCATATGCTCGGGCGGTGACGGCAGCAACCGGCTGGACCACCGCGAGCGGCACTGCACCCAGTACCATCCAGAATGCGACGCCGATCACCTTTGCCATTTCGACTGCCTCCTGGGGAACCGTCATTGGCTTTGGGTTGTATGATGCGCTGTCCACTGGTAACCTCCTAGCCTGGGACTTTTTCGGTAACTACCCGTGGCTCCCTGCCGAATGCTCGGCGGCGACGCCTGCGGTGATCACTGCGGCTCAGCACCAATACCTAGCCAGCGACAGCATCGTCTGGTCGATTGAATACGGTGGTATCAACCCAACTTTCACCCAGGGTGACTTCACTGGTATCTTGACCGTCACCACTCCGTTGACCGACACTTTCACCGTCACCAAGGGCGCGACGGCGGTCAACACCAGTACGTCGGGTAACGGCATGGTACGAAAAGTTGCCTCGCAACAGATCATTTCCGGCGTACAGCCAACTTTCCCTGCCGGTTCCTTGATCCTTACCGCTGCTTGATGATCCATGGATCTTTCTGGTCGCATTACTGCGACCATATCGGCCAGAGGAGGAAGGCTATCACCGGCTAGGCTTCTGGCCGGTCGCGTCACTGCGGCTGTCTCATCGCAGAATTGGTTGGCATGGGTAGTCAGCGGTCGTATTAGCACCGCATTTACTACTCGATCAGTTTTAACAACACCGCTGCCTCAAGTCATCCCGCTCACCGGGCGCGCGATCTTCATGACCCACATGAGATCGCCGCCCGGTGGTCCGATGTTGCGGTATTTTCTAACTGGTCGCATCACCGCAACCAGCACGGCGCGCACCAGCATCTTCTTCCCGGTTATCGGTCGCCCGATGAATTTGACCGGTCGCGTCACTGCGACCGTCACGGCGTGGGCCTCCCAAGATTACCCAACAGTTAAGCTGTCAGGGCGCATCACCTCAACCGCTCGGGCATCTTTCCTCTCCATCAATTTCATCAATGTAGCGGGCCTAATTACTTCGACCACGCGGGCGCGTCTCCGGTCGATCCCGATACTGGTCCTGTCCGGGCGCGTCACCGCAGCCACTCGGGCATACTTCCGTTGGATTGGGCTAAATTTAGTAGGCGGCAGGCTCAATATTGCCGTTAAAGCCACTCATGCTGGCTTCCCGTTCCATCACCTCATGGGTCGCATCAAGTCGACCACCAGTGCGCGCCTCGATTTTCCCGCTCTTATTGGTCAGGTTTCGTTAGCGGGTCGCATCAAGTCGACCACCAGTGCGCGCCTCGTCGGCGACTACATGGTCTGGGTCGGGGGTCGGGTCAAGACTACCAGCACGGCGCGCCTCGACTTTCCAGGATTGCAGACCTTCCTAACTGGCGGTCAATTTGTTGGTTTTGCCGGGCCATCCGTTTCGACGCGGATGTTCGGCCTATTCAATCCGAATTTCGATCTACTCGCCAGCCGCATCAAGATCACCTTACGGGTGTCGATCGACGTTGCGGAGCTGTACCCGCCGCGACCGGACATCCCGGTAGCTTTCCCAGTATTCACCACTGATTATTACCTCGGCTACATCACCAGCGAGCATAATCAGCGGCCAAAATACATGCAGACGGTCAGCATCACCGTCGAACCAATGGTAGATGACGCGTATCTTGCTGCAAGTCTGCCGGTGTTGTTTGATCTCGATTATTCAGTAGGTGAGCAGGAGGACTTCACTGGGCAGTGGATCGGCAAGAATCGCTGGATCCAAATGCCGATGGGCTTCTTTTCTTGGGATACACCGAGCCTCGGCTGGGATGAAGCTAACTGGCAAGGTCCATTCGATGCAGCCAACTACATACAGCGACTGGACGACTACCACTACCGGATGTTACTGTACGCTGCCATCATCGCCAATCATTGGGATGGTTCAGTACCAAAG